GCCATTCTGGAACATAACGAAATGATCAAGGTGGATAATATCCAGTCAAATTTCTTAAGTTTTGTGAGACATATGTGGCCTGAATTTATAGAGGGACCCCATCATAAAATTGTTGCAGAAAAATTTAATGCTTTATCAGAAGGCAAACTTAAAAGATTAATTGTGAATATGCCGCCAAGGCATACAAAGTCTGAGTTCGCTAGTTCCTTGTTGCCTGCTTGGATGATCGGGCGTACACCAAAATTAAAAATTATTCAAACGACTCACACAGGGGAACTTGCAATACGGTTCGGGCGTAAAGCTAAAACACTCATTGACTCTCCTGAATATCAAGAAATTTTTTCAACACGACTAAGAGAAGACTCTCAAGCCGCTGGTCGCTGGGAAACTGCACAAGGTGGCGAGTATTTCGCAGCTGGTGTTGGTGGAGCTATAACAGGTCGTGGTGCAGATTTATTAATCATTGATGATCCTCACTCAGAGCAAGATGCCATGATCCTTTGCGCGCTGGAGCGGGCTTATGAGTGGTACACTTCTGGACCACGACAACGTTTGCAACCGGGCGGTAAAATTGTCTGTGTTATGACACGTTGGAATACAAAAGATTTAACAGGCATGCTTATGCAAGCACAAAAAGAAGCAAAGGCTGATAAATGGGAACTTATCGAGTTTCCGGCTATTATGCCTAGTGGTAAACCCGTATGGCCGGAGTACTGGAAGCTAGATGAGTTAGAAACCGTCAAGGCTTCATTATCACTGGGTAAATGGAATGCTCAATGGATGCAAAATCCAACTTCAGAAGAAGGAGCGATTATCAAACGTGAATGGTGGAAGAAATGGGATCATGACCACATGCCAAAGCTCGAACACATCATACAGTCTTACGATACAGCTTTTATGAAAAAAGAAACAGCCGATTATTCTGCTATTACTACATGGGGCGTGTTCCGTGAAAATGAGGACAAGCCACCTAATTTAATTTTATGTGATGCCATTAAAGCACGACTAGAGTTTCCAGAACTAGAAGAAAAGCTCTCGAGCAGTATAAATACTGGCAACCGGAGACGGTTTTGATTGAAGCCAAAGCGTCAGGACTGCCTCTGACTTATGAACTTAGAAATATGGGCATACCAGTAATTAACTTTACACCGTCAAAAGGAAATGATAAGCATACAAGGGTAAACGCAGTAGCCCCTTTATTTGAAAGTGGCACTATATGGGCGCCCACTCACAAAGAGTTTGCACAGGAAGTCATGGAGGAATGCGCAGCTTTCCCCTACGGCGACCACGATGACTTGGTGGATAGTATGACACAAGCAGTCATGCGTTTTAGACAGGGAGGGTTGATACCTCACCCTGAAGACTATAAGCAAGAGAAAATGCTCAGATCGAAGCATGTTTACTACTAGGAGTATTCCTTGTATAGTGGTAATAAAAAGGTTACAACCAAGAGGGAGAAATTAAATGGCTGATATTGACAAATCATTACCTAACGTTAAGCAAACGGTAAATATACCTTCACCTGAAGACGTTGAAATTGCGGAACAAGAAAAATTAAACGAGCAGCAAGAAGCGGGCGAACCCATTGAAAAAGTAGAAAATGAAGATGGCAGTGTCGATATTAATTTTGAACCTGGTGCAGTTAATCCAGGGCAAGACGAAGGACACTTTGCTAATCTAGCAGAACTCCTTCCGGATGATGTTTTAGATCCTTTAGGCAGCGAACTCTTTAATAACTACACCGACTACAAAACTTCAAGAAAAGATTGGGAAAAAACCTATACTTCAGGATTAGATCTATTAGGATTTAATTATGATGATCGAACCGAGCCTTTTAAAGGCGCATCGGGTGCAACGCATCCTGTACTAGCAGAAGCGGTTACCCAATTTCAATCTCTAGCTTATAAAGAATTACTACCAGCAGGAGGTCCAGTCAGAACACAAATCATTGGACTACAAGCTCCTGATAAAGAACAACAGGCGATTCGTGTTAAAGAATACATGAATTTTCAAATTATGGATCAAATGAAAGAATACGAAGCTGAATTTGATCAAATGTTATTTTACCTGCCACTCGCAGGGTCAGCTTTTAAAAAAGTTTACTACGATGAAATTATGCAGAGAGCAGTATCAAAATTTGTTCCTGCGGATGACTTAGTGGTTCCGTATACAGCTACCTCATTAGATGATGCGGAAACCATTATTCATGTGGTTCGTATGTCAGAAAACGAATTAAGAAAACAACAGGTTGGAGGATTTTATAGAGACTTAGAAGTCAACCCCTCTTACTTACAAGAAACAGAATCAGAGAAAAAAGAAAGAGAATTGGAAGGCGCAAACAAAGGTCGTGATGATCGTGTGTTTACTTTACTAGAGTGTCATGCCAATTTAAATTTAGAAGGATTTGAAGATGTTGGACAAGACGGCGAACCCACAGGCATTAAACTTCCTTACGTTATAACGTTAGAAGAAGGTACAAGAAAAATATTATCCATAAGAAGAAACTATGAAATAGGTGATGTGAAGAAAACAAAAATACAATATTTTGTTCACTTTAAATTTTTACCAGGATTAGGTTTTTATGGCTTTGGTTTAATTCACATGATTGGTGGATTATCTAGAACAGCAACCGCTGCTTTGAGACAGCTTCTCGATGCTGGCACACTATCAAACTTACCCGCAGGATTTAAAATGCGTGGCATCAAAATGAGAGACGAGGCACAAGCGCTTCAACCTGGAGAATTTAGAGATGTCGATGCACCGGGTGGAAATTTAAGAGATGCCTTTATGACGCTTCCGTTTAAAGAACCGTCAGCAACCTTATTACAACTTATGGGAGTCGTGGTAACTGCAGGACAAAGATTCGCATCCATTGCGGACCTGCAAGTGGGAGATGGAAATCAACAAGCAGCTGTGGGCACGACTGTAGCCTTGCTTGAAAGAGGAAGCAGAACCATGTCGGCCATACACAAAAGAATTTATGCTGCTATGAAAAGAGAATTTAATTTACTTGCAAGAGTATTCAAACTTTATCTACCCCCCGTATATCCATACGATGTTGTCGGAGGCCAAAGGCAAATTATGCAAACGGACTTTGATGACCGAGTAGATATTCTGCCAGTTGCAGATCCAAATATTTTCTCTCAGACTCAGCGTATCTCCCTTGCGCAAACGGAACTGCAATTGGCGTCGTCAAATCCAAAAATGCACAATCAGTATGAAGTCTATCGAAATATGTACGAAGCGTTAGGCGTTAAGGATATTGACTTAATTTTAAAAAAACCACCGGCACCGATGCCGAAAGACCCAGCGTTAGAACACATTGATGCTTTAGCAGGAATGCCTTTCAGGGCTTATCCGGGCCAGGATCACCGTGCGCATATTACTGCTCACTTGAATTTTATAGCAACGAATCTGGTAAGAAATGCACCGATGGTGATGGGAGCCGTTGAAAAGAACTGTCTTGAACACATTAGCTTAATGGCACAAGAACAAATTGAATTAGAATTTAGAGATGAAATGCAACAGATGCAGCAAATGCAAATGCAAGCACAGCAAAATCCGCAAATGATGCAACAAAATCCGCAAATGCAACAACAAATGCAGCAGACGCAACAAAAAATTGAAGCAAGAAAAGCTGTGTTAATTGCTGATCTTAATCTTATATTATTTTCTTGATCCGACCCACCTGTTTTAACTGCTACAGAAATTTCACGTCCTAGTCGTGAAAAAGCTTTTGCTTTTTTTTTATCTTGCACCCATTCAGGTATTAGACCCCAATGGCATAATTGTATTTTACTATTATCTTCTGATGTAATTACTGGAATTAATGGATTTGAAAATGCTGAAATATGTTTCAGTGGCTCAAATATACTTTCAGTTTCAAATTTTGCATTAAGTTGCTTCTCAATAGCATTTTTATTATTACTAATGGATATGTTAAAACACATAATTACTTAACTGTCACACCCAACAATAAGTAATAATATAATTAGCCTGCGAATCATAGGGGGGTTATCAC